AGCAAAAGATCCAAACTCACGTCTACGTCAGGCAAGAAGGAGATGGAAATGTTAAAAAAGAAAAAAATAAAAGGCGTTATTAAAGGCTTGAAAAAAGCCTCTAAGCTGCATGCTAAACAAGCAAAAACACTAAAGGGAGTTATCAATGGCCGATCCAAAAAAGGGAACAGGTAAAAAACCAAAAGGTTCTGGAAGGAGATTGTATACAGATGAAAATCCAAAAGATACAGTATCAATTAAATTTGCTACACCGACGGATGCTCGTAAAACCGTGGCGAAGGTTAAAAAAGTTAATAAGCCGTTTGCTAGAAAAATACAGATCCTCACAGTAGGAGAGCAAAGAGCCAAGGTTATGGGAAAGTCACAAGTGGCTTCCATATTTAAGAAAGGTAAAGATGCCATCAGAAAAACGAAGAAAGTTTAATGGTAGATCTTACAGAGTGTCTAACTTAAAAGAAGGACCTTATAAGAAAAAACTAGTTAAAGGCTTGATGTCTGCAAGAAGAGACGTGGGCACAGCTTTAAAAAAGAAAGACAAAAAAATGGAAAGAAGTGCACGTAATCGTGTGCATAAATTCAAAAAAAAGTTAGGAGAAAGATGAACTTAGAATCAGTAATAACAAGACTATTAAGGCATTTAGATAAACGAATAGAAGAATTGTCAATAGCTGTCACATCCGGAGGTATTGACAGCATGACAAAATATAACTATATAATAGGACAAATAACAGCCCTAGAGGCAACTAAACAGGAACTCTCTAACCTGCTAGAACATAAGGAGCAACATGGAACAGTCATCGACATCAAAGATAAAACTACCGAATAAAGAATTGGTAGGAGTCAAAAAAGATACATCAAAACAAGATTCTGAAAAACTACCACAACCAACTGGTTGGAGGTTGCTAGTTTTACCTTTCAAAATGAAAGAGAAAACAAAAGGCGGATTAGTTCTTGCCGAGTCAACTTTAGAGAGACAACAAGTAGGATCACAATGTGGTTTAGTTTTACGAATGGGTCCAGATTGTTACAAGGACAAGGATAGATATCCTGACGGTCCTTGGTGCAAAGAGGGTCAATGGGTAATGTTTGCCCGTTACGCTGGATCAAGAATAAAAATAGAAGGTGGGGAAATACGTCTGCTAAACGACGACGAAGTTTTAGCAACCATCAAGAATCCAGAGGATATCTTGCATGAATTTTAACATAGAAGGAGAACACTATGCCTAAAGACGATAAAATGGTTGATCTTGACACTTCAGGTGAAGGCGCTGAGATTAATCTAGAAGAGCAGAAAGACGAGTCGGTTGTAGAAACCGAAGCGCCAAAAAAAGAAACAGAAGCCCCTAAAGAAGAATCAACAGAAACAAAACAAGAAGAAACAAAACAAGAAGAAGTAAAACAAGATGAACAACTTGAAGATTATAGTAAGGGTGTTCAAGCTAGAATTGCAAAACTTACACGTAAAATGCGTGAGGCCGAAAGGCAAAGAGATGCAGCTACTGAATATGCAAAATCAGTTGAAGAAAAACGTCAAGCTATGGAAAAACGTTTTGAAAAAACTGATGCCGACTATATCAAAAAGTTTGAAACAAGTATCAACACTGGTTTAGAAGCAGCACAAAAAGAACTTGCTGCGGCTATAACTGCTGGAGATGCTGAAGCACAAGTTCAAGCAAATAAGAGAATTGCTACACTTGCTTTTGAAAATGCTAAGTTGGAACAGAGTAAATCTGCTAGAGAAGAACAAGTATCTAAACCTGCAGATGTAAAAGCTCCAATTCAACCTACAACTCCAATGCAAGAACCTAGTGATCCTAAAGCTGAGTCTTGGGCTTCTAAAAACTCATGGTTTGGACAAGATAGAGCTATGACATACACAGCGTTCGAAATTCATAAGGATTTAGTGGACAAAGAAGGTTTTGACCCTAATTCTGATGAATATTATGCAGAAGTGGATAAAAGAATCCGTGTTGACTTTCCGCATAAATTTGCTAAAACAGATACTAAACAAACGGCCGAACCCGTTCAGACGGTGGCTTCAGCGAAAAGAAGCGTAAGACCAGGTCGCAAAACTGTGAAACTCACATCTTCACAGGTAGCAATCGCTAAAAAATTAGGTGTGCCACTCGAAGAGTACGCAAAACAATTAAAAAACACGGGAGGAGCGTAATATGGAAAAAGAAAAAAATACATC